GCCAAGGACGTCGACGACCGTGCCCTGTCCTGGGAGAAGCATCAGCGCATCGCTCCGCAGGTCGGCGCGGTCGTGACGATGGGCCGCCGCGGCGGCGGGCATGTCGGAGTGGTCTCCGGCTTCACCGCCAAGGGCGATCCGATCGTCATCAGCGGCAACCACCGCAACCGCGTGGCCGAGAGCGTCTATCCGCGCTCGCGCATCCGCGCCTGGGTCTCACCCTCCTCCTGAAGAAATCACGTCCCGGATCGAAAAACTGCGCGTGATCCGAGACATGAGCGCTATATGTAAATAGCGAAATCGCTAATTAGCGACCGGCAAGAACGATCAAACCTCGAACCCAAGAAAGTCCCTTTATGGCCACCCTCTCCCCCGAACTCCTCAAGCTTGTGAAAGCCTCGAAGAACAAGCACACCCGCACCGGCCGATCGGTCTCGATCGGTGAAGGCAAGACCACCATCCGCCTTCTCGCCAATCCCGATGGCACTCAGTTCTGGTTCGATCTGGGCGTTCACTGGATCAAGACCGAGAAGAACGGCAAGCCCATCGCTGTCGTGGGTTGCCACGACGCAGTCTACGACCAGCCCTGCCCCATCTGCACCGCGATCGCGAAGGCGACCGAGGCTGCGACCTCCGACGAGGAAATCGCCCTCATCAAGGAGTGGAAGGCGACCAAGTCCGTCATCGTCAACGCTCTCGTCCGCTCGGGCTCCAACAAGTCCGAAGAGGCGCAGATCGTCGAACTCAAGCCGACGGTTTGGGGTCAGATCATGGGCATGATCGCCGAATATGCCGATGCCGACGTTGACCTGCTCGACCTTGCGAAGGGTCAGGACTTCGTCATCGAGCGTCGCGGCCGCGGCATCGACACTAAGTATACCGTCATGCTCGCTCCCAAGTCGGAGCCGGTGAAGAAGGAAGTGCTCGACCAGCTCCACGATCTCAAGGCGTGGGTCGAGGCTCAGTTCTTCCGCGGCGAAGAGACCAAGGCGCTCACAGCGATCGCCCAGGTCACTGGCATCACCATCGGCACCTCGCATCGTATCGCCGGCCCGGCGCGCTCTGCGCTCCTGACCAAGCCGACCACGACCGTCGAAGACGCCGAAGTGGCGGAAGTCGCCGAAGCGCTGGTCGAGGCTGAGTCCGAGATCGTCGAGGAGACGGTGGCCGAAGTCGTCGAGACCGACGAGGAGCGTGAACTGCGCGAGTTCCGCGAGTTCAAGGCGGCCCAGGCTGCGAAGGCCGCTGCCGGCGGTGCCGACAAGGCCAAGGCTGAAGCTGCTGCGAAGGCCGAAGCCGCTGCGAAGGCAAAGGCTGCCGCCGAGAAGAAGGCCGCTGCTGAGTTCGCCGCCAAGAAGAAGGCTGCGACCGAGAGCGCCGTGACGAAGAAGGATGACGAGTTCAACTCGGACATGCCGAAGGACGAGATCGACAGCCTGCTGGCTGATCTGGACTCGTAAGAGGCTCGAAGCGGTTCCCCCAGCCGCTTCGACTACCGCGCCCTGGTGATGTGCTGTGCCCCCGACGTGTCACCAGGGCGCCCTTTTCCTTTGGAGATCAAGATGCCCACTCACCTCTATCAAGTCGTCGCCGACGACGCTAACGGCGAGAACAAGGATCTGTTTGTGACGGCGCTGTCACCTGCACAGGCGCTTGAACTGTGGCGCGGCTACTATGAGCTCGGGGACGAGGAAGAGTTCGACCAAATTCGGGTGTTTCTGGTGCCAGAGCGGACCGATATCCCGGTCGCGCACCCCTGGGACGAACCGGTTCTGGAGATTGGATTGTGAGCCGCGGTCTTCTCCTTATCGACGGTTCGAACATCACCCATGCTGCGAACAACGGCGGCGCCCTCAAGGTCGGCGATCTCCCCACACAAGCGATTTTCGGCGTTCTGCGCACCTTGCGACCGATGATGTCCATCTACACGATGTTGACGCCGGTCGTGCTCTGGGACGGCGCGTCCTGGCGCCACATGGCCTTCGACGAATATAAGGCGAACCGCAACAAGGTCGCGGTCAAACCCCACGAGCTCAAGGCCGAGGCGCTGCGTAAGGACTTCAAGAAGCAACTGCCGTTCGTGAAGCAGGCGATCAAGCTGCTCGGCATTAAGCAGATGACCGCGATCAATTACGAGGCCGACGACCTCGCCGGCATGATCACCGAACGCCTGCAAAAGAGCGGCAAGCGCGGCGTGATGATCTCCGGTGACAAGGACTGGGTGCAGCTCCTTTCGCCCAACGTCGCCTGGATCGATCCGGTCCGCGACTACCGGCTGACGCTCAAGACGCTGGAGCAGAAGCTTGGCTGGGACCCGGACAAGAAGGACATCTCCGTCGTCAAGGACGGTAATCAGATCGAGGGATGGGTTGGAGTTCCCTCGCCGCGCGCGTGGTTGGAGATGAAGTGCCTGATGGGCGACACCTCGGACAATATCCCCGGTGTCGGCAAAATCGGGCCGAAGGGTGCGATCGATTTCGTCCATGCGTATGGATCGTTCTCGGCATTCATCAACCAGTGCGCGGATAAATCGATCGACGCCGCGAAGCTGCCCAAGGCGCTGCGCGACTTCTCGGAGAGCGACGAAAAGCAGGAGATCTTCCGGCGCAACATGCGCCTGATGGATCTGCGCACGGTCGAGCGGCCGGCGCCGATCGCGCTGGAGACGGTTCAGGAGCCGATCGACCCGATCGCGTTCGAGACCTTCTGCAAGGATATGCTGTTCAATTCCATCACCAACGACCTGGAGGGCTGGCTCGAGCCCTTCATGCCCGCCCCAGCTCTGAAAGCAGCCGCCTGATGCCCAGCCTTCCCCACGACCAGCAGAAAGCCATCCTCGAGAGCCATGTCGGCAAGATCGATAAGGCGATGCAGAACCTGGTGCGCGACGCCAAGCGCATGAGCGACATTCTGGACCAGGACGCGACCGCGAAGCTGACGGCCTATCTGCACGCCCGCGTCAACGACATGGTTGCGGACCTGTTCAAAGGCAAGCGCTCGGTGTTCTCGCTGGACGCGCCGCCGGTCCCGGTGAGCGACATCGTTCTCGCGCCGAACATCGTCATTCCGGCGGACAAGATCATCACCGGCACCGTCGTCGGCACGCCGTCAGTCCCACAGACCCAGACGGATGAGGACGACGAACTCGCGGCGATCGCAGAACTCGACGAGCCCGTGGCCCCGCCGCCCCCGAAGGCTGCCCCGCTCTATGAGGTCGCGCCCGAGGTTCCCGACGCAACCAAGCCCCCGAAGGTGTGGCGCAAGCCCACCGGCCGCCTGGTCGGCACGAAGGAGCCGGTCTGGATCCAGACCGAGGAGCCCGAAAAGACCAAGGAAGATCCGACCGAACGACCCGACCACACCGGCTTCATCAAAGAAGCTGCCTTTCTGGAAGCCGAATAGGAGTTGAAATGGCATCCGCCTCTGAAATCGCAAAGTCCCTCGAAAAGCTGATCGGGGCGAACGACGAGTCCGCGACCGTGTCGCAATGGCTCGATCTCGCCTATCCGGAGCTCAACTACGCCCTGTCGAACAAATGGGACGGCGGTTTTCCCGTCGGCCGCATCATCGAGCTCGCCGGCCCCGCCTCGTCCGGCAAGACCGCGATCGCCACCTACGCCATGGCGGCCGCGCAGCGGGCCGGCGGCATTGCGATGTTCATGGATCACGAGCATTCCTTCGACGAGAAGCAGGGCGCCCAGCTCGGCCTCGATATCAGCCGCGGCAAGTTCTTCTACAAGAAGCCGCGCACCTTCGAGGAAGCGCTGACAATGACCGTCACGGTCGCCAAGCACGTCCGCGAGAACAAGCTGATCCCGGACGATGCGCCGCTGTGCTTCGTCTATGACAGTCTGGCATCGATGGTGCCGCAGTCGGTTCTGATCGACGCCAAGACCGGCAAGGACAAGGAGCTGGACGGTCGCTCGATGCACGACAACACCGCGCTCGCGCGGGCCACGTCGGGCTCGATGCCGGCTTTCAACCTCTACTGCGAGGAGCTCGGTATCTGCGCGATCTTCCTGAACCAGATCCGCATGAAGCTGGGTGTCATGTATGGCGATCCCCGCACGACGCCCGGCGGCGAGGCCCCGAAGTTCTACGCCTCGATTCGCATCATGCTCGGTGCAGCCTCCAAGATCGTCAACAAGGCGACCAAGGAAGTGATCGGCATGGAGATCAGCGCCGGCGTCATCAAGAATAAGGTCACGCGGCCGTTCCGCAAGGCGAGCTGGCGCTTCATGTTCCAGGAGGACGGCTCCCGTCGCTTCGACGTCGAACGGTCGACCATCGACTTCCTGGTGCGCGAGAAGATCCTCAAGACCGGCGCCGGCAGCAATGCGGGCAAGATCGACTGGAACGGCACGCTGATCGACAAGGAGAAGCTCGCGCGGGACATCGAGAAGCGCAAGGCGTTCGGCGAGCTTACCGCGCTATTGCCGGCAGCCTACGAGCCGCAGATCCTCTCGGCGTCCGAAATGCCGGCGGAGGGTGAGGACAGCGCCGAGGACGTCGCTGCCTGATGCCGCTTTACCTCGTCAGGGTCAGTCGCTTGGTGGAAGTCGTCGAATACGGCGACTTCTCCATCGAGGCTGACAACCACCTCGAGGCGCAGGAAAAGGCAAAAGCTGCTCTCAAGGGTAAACCCGACATCAACTGGGAGCAGGATCGCGAGCGGGGTGAAGTCCATCCTATTCGCATACAGGAGGTGGAAGACCTTGCAACAGGAACCGAGGACATCAGGGAGCAGTTCGGCTGAGCCCTTCACAAATCAGCCCGAACCGCCTAAGCGAACAGGTTTTCGCGAAGTGGAACAGGGTGCGATTATGAAGGTGCTTTCGATTTGGAATCCATATGCCATCCTTCTGGTCAACGGCTTCAAGATGAACGAGACCAGACCCTTCCCCTGCCCGCCGGCGATCGTCGGGCAGCGGCTCTACATCGCCTCGACCAAGATCATCACGCCCGCGCAGCGCACGCTGTTCGCCGACGAGACGTTTCAGTCCTACTACCGACAGACCGGCCTGCCCGACAAGCTCGAGGACATGCCGAACGGCTTCCTGATCGGCTCGGTCCTGATCCACTCGTCGGATCGCATCACCGACGAGGATATCGAGGACACGACCGAAGAGGAGCTGCTCTACGGCGAATACACGACGGAGCGCTACGCCTGGCGCACCCGAGACCCCGAAGTCCTCGACAAGCCCGTGCCCGTCAGGGGCCAGCAAGGTATCTGGAATCTCCATGCAGCCGAAGTCATCGCCTTCCGTCCTGTTGAACAAAAAAGGTAGGCGCACCTTCGGCGCCTATTACACCTTCCCCGACGGGCGCCAGGTCTACATGGCCTGGCGCAACAGCTCCCGCCGGCGGCTCGGCATCTTCCTTCAGGGCCTGCCCGACATCTCTACGGCCATTCGCAGCGGCAAGGCCTGCTGGGCGATCGACGAGGAAGACCTGATCAATTGCCGCGCCAACGGCATCAAGTTTGTCGGCGTGCTCGATAAGGCGACCGGCGACAAGTATATGACCACGCTGGATAAATGGTTCTCCGACTCCGCGGTCTACAACTACTCGAGCCGTGGCGGTTCCCTTCAGCGCTATCTGCCGCTCCAGCACTTCCGGCGCCAGGTTGGAAAGTCGAAGGTCTAGCGAACTCCCACCCGCAATCCGAATCGTCTCTTGATACGTTGCTTTTGTCAGTCAGTCGTGACACACAGCAAACACGGAGAGAGAATGTCCCGCAAG